TTTATGAACAAGAAATTGTTGAAGTATGAATTGGATAGTAAAAACTACAGATTGCAAAGACCACAAAGTGGCCGCAATGACTGGGTAATTATCTACAATTTGGAAACAATAGATTTGGAAATCATAAAGATTACAATTGATAAAATATAATGATTGTGAACTAATTGAAAATAAGTACAAAAGTGTACTATATGAATAAGCTAGGGAACAACGGAGGTCAGTTTAGCTGATCACGAGATATGCGAGGTAGGTGCATGGTGAGGGTAGTTTAGTGTATAACAGTATACTAACGTATGAATGTGATGACATTCATATGATAAGATCTAAAGGGTTTCTAGAATTGGAGAAACATAGTATATTGCGGGGAAGAGCAATATACCTTAAATAAGAATACTTAGCGGTATTCAAGTTTTTGCTTTACCCCCAAGAACACTCGTCTGAGAGGGGTATACATAACTTATAATTTTTGTAATAATAAGATATACAACATATAATCCAAGCACACCAATTATGCCGTAAAGCAAATATATAAACCAATCAAATTGATAAGTCGGCGAACCTTTTATTTGAGTTAGACGATTCAGCACATCTGTTTCTACCCTGTCCTTTCCTGTTTCTTCATTCAAGAACGCCAACTCTTCTTCGTCTCCCTTCTCTTGCTCTTTTAGGGTAGCTGCTAAATTTACAAAGATATTCTGCTCTTTCTTTCTATTTTTTAATTCATTATACTGTGTAGAATACTGTGACAAAACCGGTTCTATATCTTGCTTTGCAATAGTGTCTTTTTCAGTTGCTAACCAAGTGTTACCTTCTAGCAGGGTGTAATATGCCACACGAGCCTTCTCGTACCCTTCGGGATCAGAGTCTTTGGTTGTTGTAGCTGTATCGAGTGCTGTTTTTAGACCATCAAGTTGTTTTTGTCTCTGGCATGCCATATCACAAACTGGAGGTAAAGAAGGAAGAGATAGTGTTGAAGGCTGAGGTGATGACGTTTGATTGCCCATTATTAGGTGTTCCGGAAATTATATAGTAACCTCCAATTACTAAAATACCTAATGCAATTAAGTGAACTATAGAACCGAGAAATGAACCAAAAAAGTAGATAACGGCAACACTTGCAACAAGAATTAATAACTGTTGAATAATGGGACTTGTTAGTCCTAGTTGATCAATAAAAGATTGAGAATCTGTAATTTTATTTTGCAATTGTGAAACCGTACTTTTATTATGATCAAGTTCTGCCTTAGTTCCTCCAAAAGAGTTTTTAAAAAATCCAACAACATCCTTCACTTGCTTATTTACCGTCATAACTGTGGTCTGATTGTTGTAATCATTTTTGAGTTTTTTAATAGTAAGGTCACGCTGTTGATCTAAGTTTGAAAACATCGTGCCGGCTGGCTCAGGTGTTTTCACAAGTGTATTGATTTTTTCCGTGATAGTGTCGTAATCTGACATTCTCTTATTTAATATGTCTTCAAAAAACTGAGAGAGAGTGATTTAGTTAGTAGATACTGTGTGGGATTTACATCACCACCACGGGCTTTTAGGTTATCAACAAATTGAGGCTTGGGCTCATTTAGTAATGTAGCGCCTACAAGAGCAACCTGCTGGCGACGCATTGCCGTAATAAATGAAGCATCCGTACCAGGACCTTTCTGAACGCCATTTTTCATATTAAACGACACCTTAGCAGTCGGCATTTATTTATATGTAATAAAATGTAATGGACATCAAAAAATTTCAAGATTCTCGGAACACAAAATTGTCTGGTTTCGAGAAACAATATGCATCATTAAAAAATCAATATTCGAGCGCATTATCTAGTGCGATCAAAGAGCCAGATGTTAAAAAGCGCGAACCTCTAGTTGAGAAGGTTCTTTCAATAAATGGTCAAATGTCTGCGGCTGTAAAAGACTTTATGTCTTCACTCAATGAAGGAACTGAAAAATTTGACCCTAAAACACTTTCTGATTTAACAAACGATCTAATTCAATATCAAAAAGATTATAATGAAATTAAAGAAAGCAATGATAAATTGCAAACATTAAAGATTATACAAAACACAACCGATGCTAACTTATCAAGCGCCGAATTGATGTATAATTTATATTTATTTGGTCTTATTGCATTAATATTCTTAGTTATTTATTTAGTATTTATGACACCAAGTCAAAACATATTTAGCACAATGGCAGCAACCGTAAGCGCTCCAGCAGTAAGGTAGTACGGTGTATAATTTGGAGCTATTGGTGTTGTAGTTTGAGGAACTGTACGCATTTTAGCAGCAGATAACTCATCGCGACTTGCTACAACATTTCTTTTTGCATCAATTGTTTTTGATTTTAAATCACGAAGTTTGCCTTCTGTTCCTGACTTATAAAAATTTGAAATCGTTTCATTCTGTGCATCGACTTCAGATTGCATCGAAGCAATAATATTATCCAATCCTTCTTTCGCAGACTCATACGCTGTCTGGTAAGCTTGACCACCTGTTGTTGCATACTGTAAAAAATTATCATGATAGCTACGAGTTAGCGTCGTAAACTGACTATCCATTGTATCTAATGGTCATAAACATTTGCCAAGCAATAACGATAATGTACGTTTGTTGCTGATGCTTCGTCTAGTCCCGATACTTCAACCAAATCACCTGGGCGTGCTCCAATCCACTTTCCCATGGCATCCTGTGAATCGATCCAAGGACATTCATGGGGATCTTTGATATTAAACTTCTTCATTACCGCAGATCGTTCTTCCTGTGGAAGAATACGGTGTTTAGGCACATCACGATGACGAGGAATATCAATTTGTAGCTTTCTGATTTCAAAGAGCTGAACAAGCATATTTTCAGGTTTGGCAATATAGCTACGGAGAAACGCAAGAACTGTTTCAGACGACTTAGATACTGTAACAACAATCATTCCGTTTGTATGTCCGTTATCAGATGCGTATGCAATAAATGATGTCAGATCATTTACGCTAACACGAGTTTTGTTGCCAAACACAATCAACATACCTCCAAATGTATACATAGTCGTATCATCTAGCGGAGTACCAACTAGTTCAAACCCATCAGCATTGAATCCTCTAGCGGTAAGCATTGATTTCAAATTGTCGAGTGCGCGATCCTCTGGACCTTTAAATTTAGGAGGCTCCATATTTGTTATCAACTTAATATGAAAAATGGTTAATCCATTTTCCACATATTAGAGTAAATGAAGGATAACTTGACATATGTTGTACTTCTTGCCGTTGTCGTATTAATTGGATATGTTCTTATGCAGTCAAAGGAGTCATTTGTACCAGAGTTTCTAGAACAGGGTAACGTAAAGGCGACCTCTGGAAATCGCCAGTCGTCTTATGATCAGAAGACAAATCACTTTGTAATGACACCTTCCAAACCTGAACCGGTTGCTGGCGTTGAAACTCCTTTTCGTGTAAACATGCATAATTCATTTATGACTTAACAAGGACCATGGCATTATTTGCAAACCATCCCATATGATAACCATTTCTCATATGATCTATCATATGTCTACTCTTATCAAGATCAACGACCCATCCGAGAGAATGAAATCGGCGAATCCAGTCAATTTTCCAACGACAGTTAATATGACCCGTTCCTCCCTGCCCAGGAATAGCCGCTGAAAAAATAATTACATCAGATAGTTTTGTTATGTTTGTAAGAACCGGTAGCCAGTTTGCATCATCAATATGCTCTAGTACCTCTAAACAGAGACTTAGAGTATTTTCCTTTTTAGAACGTTGAAGCGGCTCTGTCAGATCAAACTGTACAACATCGGGGCATAGTGCAGCATTTACCGCATCTTCTGCAAATTCATATCCAACTGATTCAATTTGTGGAAGGCGTTTCTTTATTTCATTCAGATAGAGACCAGTCGAACAACCAAAGTCTAGAAATGTGGAACACGGAACATGGCTGGCAATATACTCTGCAAGGCGAACTGCCTGAGGATATTCATCGTTTTCAATAGATTTGTGAAAGTCGCGGTCATACATTTTATTTAAAGCTATGGGCGAGATGTTTAAATAAAAATGAGATTTCATGCATTTGCTCTACCCCACACGATTACGCGAAAGGACTATTCGGCATGTGCATTCACTCAAAAAGTTTTAAAGTTTTGTAAAATGATGACTGAGCGTGGTCACACTGTATATCACTACGGCCACGCAGATTCTGAGGTTGTCTGTACGGAACACATCGCCGTAACTGATAATGAAGTTCTCGAGAAGGCATATGGAATTTACAACTGGAAAAAGAGCTTCTTTCAACACAATACTGCAGATCACGCTCACCAAACATTTAATCAGCGTGCAATTATAGAAGTAGGAAAGCGAGCTCAACCGAATGACTTTGCTCTATGTTTTTGGGGATATGGTCACCAAGCTATTTTTGAAGCCCATCGTCAACTAATCCCTGTAGAGCCCGGTATTGGATGTCCGAATCCGGTTTGTACGCCTTACGCCGTATATGAATCGCACTCAGTTATGAACTTTGTTTACGGAAAGTTTGACAAGTCACCTAAGTTCTACGATGCAGTAATTCCTAATTATTTTGATGTGAAAGATTTTGATTTTTGTGCTACGCCGAAAGATTACTTTTTGTTTGTTGGTCGTATTATCGATTCAAAGGGAATTGGTCTTGCCGTTGATATGACAAAACGAATTGGTGCGAAGCTCTATGTTGCCGGTCAGGGAGATCTAGCTGCAGCATGTGGCGGTACTGTTCCGGATCACGTAACTGAAATTGGTTATGTTGAGCCGCATCAGCGTAAAGAACTCATGAAAAACGCAAAGGCCCTTATTGCACCTACCCTTTATAACGAGCCGTTTGGAGGTGTTACAATTGAGGCTCTATTTTCCGGAACACCGACAATTACGTCTGACTGGGGTGGATTTGCAGAGAATAACCTTCACGGAATAACGGGTTATCGTTGCCGCAATATGGAACAGTATATCTGGGCGTGTAAAAATATTGATCGTATTTCTCGCCAAGATTGCCGTGATTGGGCGGTTAATAACTTTAGTCTAGAACGTGTTGGTCGCATGTATGAGGAGTATTTTAACACTCTTCTTAAAGTACACGACGGCTCGGGTGGATTTTATGCAGAGAATCCTGATCGCACTGATCTTGAGTGGTTGACTCGCTACTATCCTACAGGATCAATAAAGCAGCCTCCGACGGCTTCTGAGGAACAGTTCCTGAAGCCCGATGCTGTAGTACTAAATCCCAAACAGTCTTGAAGCTTTCAATATTTTTAATTAACCATTCTGGATTATGATTAATAGTTTGTTGCTGTATTTGCGAAAGTTCCCAATAGAAAATGCGATGATCATCTTCTTGATTAAATATTTCAGATCTCCAAACAGGAACCGTTCTGGAATCAGTAAAATGTTTATACGTAACAACTCCAGCGTCTGTAACACCAAAGAATGATTTATACTGAGCTTTGGAATCCACCCACTCAGTATAGGTTAGCTCCTTAAACTTCATCTCGACAAACTCACATTGTGTGATACCGGCACATTCCATTTGGAGCTGCATTTGACACATATATTGAGCAGATACGGGGCTACCATCTAGCACACGACTAATCGGGCACTTAATTTCAATGAGTCGATTATGAAGCGGATGAGTAGTATCTACCGAACGCAAAATACCGTCTGGCGATGCTCCGAGAAACGAATACGCTGGATGAGGAATACACGTCGTATCTACAATATTAATTCCAGGATTTTGAGAACAGTAAATATCTTTTGCAATTTGTTCAAAACGAGTTCCCCATACAAGAGATCGTGATCCTGAACCTTCTGACGAACGAGGTGCAAGTTTTGACATGATAATTTCATGTTTCATTGCAGGCGTAGCATCCACACATGCTTTAACAATTTCAGATGCGGTTAGCATCTCACCTCGCTTTTGATGCCATTCAGCTGTTCTCTGATCATTTTTTCCATACTTTGTAATCAAATCATCAATAGCACAGTTCATTTATTTTATAACCTATACTAGTATATAAACCGAATCCATTTTAATGTTAAGAATGAAAACTATCAATAAGATGGAAATTCAATCGCAAGAGCAATGGGTATTATACCGTCTGGAAAAGTTTTATTCAAACGCTGAAAACTTTCAACATGTAAAAAGTATTCTGGATGGAAAATCAAAAATTTCTCTTCGTCTAATCGACTGGTTTGTTACAAATTACTCGAAAAAGTATAATGTGACATATGTAACAAAATCTCAAAAACATATGATTGTATACCTATCCTATAAGTCACATCTAAAGGCGTATAGTAAAAAAATGTTTGACCCATTCTGTCGCTGGAAGCGTATTAAGTTTCACGAGATGGAAACAACGGTTGGCCAGCTAAACTTTTTTGAATGGGCGATCACAGATGAAGTTCTAAAGTATCTAGAAGATCACCAAGAAGAAGTTCACAAAGATATGGAGAATCGTCTACAAGATTCTAAAAAGAAAGAAGAGCAACCAAAGAAACGTCACGAACTTTCAAATTCAGCTACAAAATCTATGAAGCATCACGATACGCGTGTAACTATTTCATTTGATTAACTTTATTAGTAACAAATGTTCTCAAGACTGAGATCGAGTCTATGCTATAAAAATTTATCTCCTGAGATTGCTAACCATGATCAGGATATAGATGCAGATGAATGGGATTATAATGGTCGTGTTGTATATCGTGGATTAGTTGACCCTCAATATCAAAAAGAAAATCTTTCTGTTTATTGGTTATACGATTCTGATCTAAAACGCGTTGGACTTTCTGAACATGAAAAGGACAACGAAGAAAAATTTGAAGCACTTTGGTTTCGTGAGAATGATTTTTCCACTTTACTGCAAGAAGATTGGAAGTCGCTCGATAAAACAATTTGGTCTTTATTATCTCCAGAAGCATATCAAGATTGTTTGGAAGATGAGTTTGAGAATATAATTGATTGTACACTTTTATCAAATGTTCGCCTTATAACTCCTTTATTTGTAGAAGACACTCCAACTATATATGAATGCGAAAAATGCAATAAGAAGTCTATCTCAGAGATGAAAACATGTTCAACCGTGA